TTCCTTCTCAAAACATTATATGGATCTACTTGATCCAACCATACATTACCAAGTGCTGCAACATAAGCATCATATGATTTCATCTGAAACTCAGTCTGTTTATCACCTGGAATAAAAATCTCCTGAAACTCATCAGGAGTAATATCCATTTCAATTTTAATTTTCATAATTTTTCAACTTCAACTGTTCCATCAGTGTAAGACCGATAGATGTTGCCTCCACATCTCCAAATGGAGACTAATAATTTTCTTTCACTAATCATTATCTACCACGTCAATATGGCCATCGAAAGAGTATCCAATGGCACGAAGAAACGATTCATACGCTTCTAGCATTTCGTCACGTAAAGCTTGGTCTTGGACTTCCATCACAATACTTTTTACACCAGTAAATTCTTTGTGAATCTCTGGTACTTCATAAACAAACTTAATCATTAACCTTCTCTCTCTAAATCCCACTGTACTTTATTAGGTGGCGACGGTGGACTGTGGTGTCTTATTTTTCTACCAAGAACATAACTAGCGATAATAGCTACGATCAATGATGTAAAAAATATTTCAATTGGTATCATTCTTGACAATCACTTCCAGGATATATGTAATCACCAGCTGTAGTAAATTTTAAGTCGCCCATCTTTTCTGCGGCTTCATCAACTATTTCTTGTGGGTACAATCTATAATATTGAAATGACTCTAAAGGATATCCCTGTTCGCCAATCCATTTTTCAAGATCAAACTGTGAGCTTAAAAATAGATCATAAGCTTTACCACCACAAAGAACTGCTTCTTCTGGTAAAGCTTTTGGAAATCCATATGCCCAACCTGCAGGAGTTGGATCAATCATTAGCTCATACTTTTTCGCCATTGCCTTTCTTCCTCTTTGTCATACTCTTCACGATCAAAACCGATTGGAGTCACTTGCTTCATAATTAATTCATCACTCCATGAAGCAAAGTAAGGTTCTTCAGCACGAAAGTGGTCGATAATTTCATTTTTTGTAACTATCATATAATTTGATACTATTTCACCCATGTGCCGTTGAGTAAATTCCAGGGTATCACCCGCAGATACCTGCTTCTCGACATGGTCAAGCAGATCTTTATCTTCCACTTCATCTGGTACTTCAATGGCATATTTCATATTAAACATTGAAATAGCATTGACCATCACGTACTTACTCATAAAACAAAGTCCTGTACAAATCCGACTATACCTAGACTTAAAGCAACTAATAAAAATACTTGAGCCATTCGCATTGCAATATAATCACTCATTGTCATCCTCACTTTTTACCATCATCCATAAGATAAACAAGCAGCAGATTAATCCTGCAACAAATTCCATCACTGCCCCTCTGTTAAGAATTCTGGATCCGGCTCATTATCATTGTTAATCTGCTCATATAGATCTGCATTAACCGCGCCATATTTTTTAATAAAGTCTTCTCTGGACATATTAATTGCATCTTCTTGCATGTCAAAGAAATCATTACCCATCTTACTCATTGCTAAATTTCCCATCGGTGTACATTAATAATGCTACTGTTGCCATTACTAAACCTAGCACGATTATTGAATCTACAGCTGCGGCAAATGTGCCACCCACAGCCGCAAGTGCAGCGTAAATTCCATATCCTTTACCCATTATCAAATCTCCTTTACCATTTTAATTATACAATCTGGACGACGGCGATTCTGGTATTCATACGCTTCTTGTTTATCACGTGTATTGAATACAACATTACCATCTTTATCTACCAAATGAAATCTCATTAAAATTCTCCACTTGTTCCATATTTGTTGTAATACGCAAGGGCACCACGATCATATGCAGTCGAGGCCCGAAGTTTACGCATCTTCTCAAAAAAGTAATCTTCGCGCACAGCCTCGTGAATTGCCACCAAAGCCTTGATGTATCCACGATTCTGTGTAAAAGTATTCAGGAGCTCATCCTGTTTCGCGAAGATTTCTTTTGCACCTGGAATATCGATATTACGCATTTTCATTCTCCTCAGGAGTAGCTATTTCACCGCGCAAACCAAGCAAAGCTGCCATAGCTTTATGGGCATAGGTTTTCTCAGAGTTAGTCATTTCGCCGAACATGCGATCCAAGTCTAACATCATCTTGTAAACCACTGCATCCATCATTTCATTTTTCATAATATATCTCCTCATTTGATGTAACCATTATACCATAACTAAAGTAAAAGTAAACACATTTTTTAAAATTAAAAATATTAATCATATGAAACACTTAGGGAATTCTTTTACCATGTTTATTAATTACTTTATATTCTTTGTAGTCCAATATTCGATCCAACCAATCTGGTAATATGCTAAATCCATTTTTGCCAACGTGAGCAATCATGCTGAACTTATCATCAAAGAATACCCAAGTATTCTTAACTTGACTTACGTTTTCAGGTGTCAAAGACCTGTGTAATGTGCTTGCACTTACCACGGAATTTATATCCTTTACAGGTGCAGGATTTTTTGGCTTTATTGACATGATGAATATATCCACTTTCGCTTTTAACTTCTATGATATTTTCATCATCATGTAATTCTGGTACAGTACCAATCAAATCAAATTTACGACGTGCCATATCAAATTGTTTTGGCTTTGAGAATTTATCCAGGCCACGAGAATAGTTCTCAACCTGAAACCAAACCAATTTGTCACTTTCATTCACATAATAAAGATTCTCTGGGTAACGAAAGCCATCCACAGTACCAGTTACTTCACGTAGAATACGAATCATTAGAATTTTCTCCATTCGCCGGAGATTAAAAGATATGCAATAGCAGCACCGGTAACCCCAAGAACCAATATCACATCTAGATAATTTGCAGTGTAACCCATAATGTATCTCCTCATTTGATGTAACCATTATACCATATAGAGGATCAAAGTAAACACTTTTTTAAAATATATTATTTGTAAGGATTTGAATCACTTAGAGCCATAATATCATCCAGATTAACAAGTGTCTCATTGCCATCCGAATCTATTGTTTTAATTATCACGGGTTCATCATCTAACATGAGGGATTCAAGAAGGTCTAATAGTTCTAGAGCTTCATCTCGAAGTTGTTGTCCCTCTCTTTTTCTTCTATATTCATCCAGATCTATTATGTTTGACATAACTATACTCCACGAGTTCACCTCGGCGATTATAAAGTGTTAATGTTTCATCAGTTGTTGCTTTGGTTTCATCAATCTTTTCAACTTTTTCGTTATAGACTTCTGATATGGGTTCTATTCTACTGAATGGTGACCAAAGTTGGATAAATGGTTGGTAGACCGGTGGAAAACTATAGCTCATGTACAAACTCCGTAATCATTGGGAAAACTGGTTCAAGTGCTTTTGCACATTCCCTTGCAATTTCCATATGTTCTTTTTGAGTACCATTGGCAGATCTTAAATCAATGTAATGAATCCAAGAACGAATTGTCCCGTTCATATACATTCTTGATTGAGTATTACCTTCTGGAAGAACTGCTCGAGCCTGTTCCTTTGCAATACCATTTTCAATAGCCCAACTGTATGCTATTTTAGCTTCGTCGATTACACGCTGTTGCATTTGCCCCCAACGATCTTGCAAGCCTGCTTCGTATTCATCAGCCATATCTAAATCAACACTGTTCTGTCTATTCTTTTGATCTTGTAATCTTGCATCACGAACCTCAAAGTCTAAGTCCTGAGTAGGATCAGCGTATCGTTGAGAGAATTCCTGGAATGAGAATGACCGATGCCTTAAGATTTGCCTGGCGATATCACGAGTCGTATCAATTTCGAGACACGCCGACGCCATTTCAAAGGGAGACCAATGTTTATGTTTAATAAGATAACGAAGTAATTTTTCATTTGTTTCTGTGTTATTTTGGTTGGAAGGATTTGATACACGAGCACAGTACGCAATTGTTTCAATTAGATCCATTTCTGAATCGTAGTTCATTGCTTTACTATAACTAATTAGACGTACTGTCATATTTTCCATCCATTTATATCAGGTTTTTCATTATTGCCAAATGTATTAATTGGTTTGTCCGGAATGGAATTATCTTGCATTAGATTTTGTTCCGATTCCTCAACATCATATAATCTCATTTTCGACCGATCAATACCAATGACAAATCGTTTATGGAAAGTTGGATCATTATATCTATTTTTCAACTGTTTGATCATCAGTTGTCCGACTTGTTCGAGTTCTTCTGTAGATATAAGTGCAAACATGAGGTCGGCAGTTGCAGGGAGACCAAACGATTCTGATGTGTCTTCAAGGCCAACATCAGAGTTGGAATAACCGGACCTGGTCGTCTGGGTTGCCGATACAATAGGTACATCGAATTCCACAGCGAGTCCCCGTATTTCTTCAGCAATGGCTTTAATATAGTTGTAGCTGTTGATTGCACCACCCATTCCTTTCATTCGTGAACTGGCACATATATTTAGGTAATCTATGAAAATTACATCAGGAACAAATTGCTTTTTTAGTTTTAATTCATTAAGTAAGCCACGGAAGTGAGATGCATTTGCCTGACCTGTTGGGTATTCCTTAATAATTAATCGCCCAGTTGTCTTACGAGAGATATCTGCAACCTTGGTTGTGAACATATCCTTAGACATTTTATCCAATTGATCGATAGGCACATTTAATAAGTTAGCATCAATCCGTTCTGCAATCCTTTCCTCTGCCATCTCCATGGTAATATAAAGAACATTAGAACCTTGTGTTAAAGAAGCAGCAGCCATATGACACATGAACAAAGATTTGCCCACACCAGTACCTGCAAGAGCAATATTAAGCGTTTTAGACGGCAAACCTCCTTTCGTAATTTTGTTGAAGTAGTCAAGGTCGAAAGGTAATCTTTCCTCCTCAGTGTGGTAAAACTCATATCGTTCCTCAACATTCTCAATATAGTCGTGACCTACATTGGTATCAAAGGCAACACCCAATGCCTTGGTCAATAGATCTGGCAATGCTCCCTTGGTTAAGGATTCATGTTTACCATCAATGATGGAAATTGATTCCATAATGGCAAGATAGATTGCTCTATCCTGGCACCATTTCTCTGTGGTGTCAAGTAACCATTGCTCATCTACTTTTTCTGTTGAGAAAAGATTTGGTAGAATATCCATCGCAATGGTATATTGTTCACCTGACAACCTATCACTTTTATCCAACTCTACTTTAAATGATTCGGCCGTTGGCAATTTATTATACTTGGCTACAAACTTGCCAACCTCTTTGAATAGGATACGATACACACCCTCAAAATAATCTGGTTTGACAAAAGGTAGAATCTTTCGCATGTATTTTTCATCAGTCAAAAGATTCCGTAAAATTGTTTGCTCAAGATTAGCCTGCATTATCTTCCTTATCGTGTAATTTCACATAACCCTCATCAATACCTTTGACAATAATGGATTCCAAAACTTTACCTGCATGCTCTTGTAAAGCCATGTTCTCTACATCAAGTTCTGAATCAGGTGATGATTTAATCTCAAAATTAAATGTCAAGGCATCCTGTACCTCATTGAAACCTACAGCTCCATACTGAATTGAGGTTTCAACAAATTCACCATTTAGGAATCGAACTGCCCATGCATCTTCGCCTTCAGCCGGAATAAGAACAAAGTCCTCATTCTCAGTTAATAAATCATCCTTCTTCAACTGCAGGTACCTCTGCTAGAATTGAAAAACGACGTTCGATGGTAGTTTTAAAATCAGTTTCATTTAGGATTGGTTCCCAGAATTCTGCTTTAAGAGTATCCC